GTGCATTATTTCGAAGAACTGTAAGCCCATATCCTGTCAATCCAGCAAGAAGATCATCCTGGCTCGTTGTGTTGAATATTAATGCCCCATCCGGACGACCAAGCCCAAACATGCCGGGCTGCATGACATTGTCGCTCGTTGTTCCTGTGTTTTTTGTTGCAGAGCTTCCCAAACCGAGGTTTGTGCGAGCGTCTGCATCATTCGTTGCGCCGGTTCCGCCGTCTGCGACAGCAAGCGCACCGTTGCTCCCTTTCTGTGCCAGTTTACCAATGCCAGGGATAGTTACGGCGGTGCCGTTGATGGTAACGGTGATATTCTGGTTTGCTGAGGTCGTGGCGAACGTCTCCCACGCGCCGATGTTCTCGTCGTACTCGTTGATCAGCTGAGACATGCTCTGCGCCAGGCCGTCGACCGAGAGACTATCAGTAACAAGAATGCCGTACTTCTGGCCGCTCAGCGCCGGAGACGCGGCGGGTGTAATCGTCAATGACGTCGCACTGTTAATGGCGGTGATCTGAAACATCTGTACCGGGTTAGAAAGAACAAACAACGTCTGGCCAACCCGAATCTGGCTGGCTGGCGCCGTCCAGTTCGTACCGGTGCCGGTGGCTGTATTTCCGTTAATGTCGATGGTGCCAGTGTTATAAAGCATATTTTCTCCAGGCAATAAAAAACCCCGCCGGAGCGGGGTTTGTTCAAAACTGAATGGGTTAGTGGCAGGTGATGCTGGTGAACGTGTTGGCGCTCACCCATGACCAGTTAAAGGGATAACCGGCGCGGTACTGCGTCTGATTGTTTTGCTTGCGGACTCCGTAGATCTGGACGCTGATTTCCTGTCCGCCGACCAGGGCTGTTCCGGTGCATACGGGTTGCTGCTTCTCAATAACGCCAGCGCAACCGGAGAGCAATACCGCTACCGCCAGGCAAAGAATCATATTTTTCATAGTGGTTATATCCCAGGGCATTCATGAAGCTACACAATAACAATATGAATCAATGGGATATAATTGATTTGATAGATCAATTATTCGAAATTGATCGCTAAAAACGATCAATCATAATTGGCGCAGTTAATGGCCATAATCACGTTCCTCAGATTCGAATACGTAACGTTCTGAAGATTGCCGCCGGGGGTTGTCTGCGGCCTGGCGAATATCCGCGTATTGCTTCCCTCAAGCTTTGCCATGCTTTTGTATATGGCCGAGTAGGGCTGCGGCTGACCGCCGGCGGATACAACCCCGGTAATTAGCCCCAGCATGGCAGGCATACAGGCCCACTTCCCCGCCAGAGTTGTATTGATGTTATATCCTGAGCTGGCATCCACCCCGGCTGTACCGAGGGTGATTACATCGCTCAGTGTGCGCGTTTCGTTTGTTAAAATCAGCGTCCCTGATGCATCCCACACAGCCAGCCCGTAGTCTGGCTTTGTCTGCGGGAAAATAGAGAAAAAATAAACGTACGCTGTGCCGGTTGCGTTCGGTCTGAGAAAATCAATCGTGATGGTGTTCCCGCTTATCGTCTGAGTGATTTCGACCTCAACCGTGCAATGAACGAACGCGACAACGGGCTGACCTGCGGGGAATGTGTGCGTCACTTTGGTATTGAACCCCGATGTTCCCTGAAGTGCCGCTGTCTTTCGCGCCTGAAGAGCGATTGGCGAGCTATTCGCGGTCACCCATACTTCCCCGCTCGTGGTCGTCAGTAAAACGCCATACTCCGCCATTTATGCCCTCTCGATCTGGAAAATGAGATAAGCCGCTGCCGCAGGCTCAGTCCCTGCTGAGTAGTCGGTATCACCTGCTGCTGACACTGTTGCTGTTCCCCCCGAAATGGTGATCTTCCTCCGACTCGTACCAAACTGATCGCCGTTCATGCTCTGAAAATAGGTCAGCCTGCAACCCGGTGGAAGCGCTACTGTGTAAGAGCCTGTTTTCTGGTTCTGGGCCAACTGGAGATAGCCACAAACGCTGACAGGTTTAACGCCATAGTTGTTTACCTTGCCTGATGCGTCCCATGTCTGAACACCATATTCCGCCATCCAGTTCTCCTGAAAAAAAGAGGCCCCGTAAGAGGCCTCCCGTTACCATGTTCCCGTAATTCTCCCGATCTGCACCCTCAACACATTGTTGGCATCCTTGACACTAATCGTCTGATTAGTCTGCTTCATCGCCCCCTCACCAGCTGTCGAACCGTAGTTCTCAAACGTACCTCCCTTATCCAGCCTCCACCCGACTGAGCCAGCGACATAGTCATTGGACTGGATGTAGTTGCCGATCTTGGCGTTGCTGATGGTGCCATCACCTATCAGCGCGTCTCTGATGAACACCTGCCCGTTCTGAATAACGAACGGAAGGGTCACCGTGGCTCCGGCCTGGTGCGTTACGGCGAAGCGGTCAGCCAGGAAGATGACCTGTGACTGCATGCCGGATGGCGTGTTCTCGACGCCGATCCCCATCCCTGCGGCGTAATACTGTCCATTGCTGGCGACGCCAACCTTGATGTTATACATCGCTTTCAGATCACCATTAACGTTCGCTATGGCCTGAGCGTTAGTGGTAATGGCTGACGTATGTCCGTTGATGGTCGCCGTGATGCCGTTTATCTGCGTGGCGGTGGCCTGCTGGTAATCGGAGAAGGTCTGGTTCAGGCTGTTTATGGATGCCTTGTTGCCGTTCACGTCAGTCTGCAAACTCAGCAGCGAACGCGCCGTTGCCTCCTTCTCGTTGACGATCACCTCATCAATGCGATCCAGCTGCGCGCTGTTACCGGCGACCGATGCCGACAGCGTTTTGCGCGCGGCCACCTGCGCCAGGTTGCCCTGAATAATCGCGATGGCTGAGTTCTTCACTCCTCCCGTCATACCGTCCATAGACACGCTGATGTTATCGATGCGCTGGCCCAGCGCGGTATCGGCCGTCGCCACTGTCTGCTCAAGCTCGCTCAGAGAAGAAGACACATCTCCGACCGTGCTCGACAGGTTTGTAACGCTGGTCTGAACCTTCCCGATATCCTGGGCGTTTTTGGCGATTTCCTGCGCCTGTTGCGCCAGTTCGTCGTTGGCCTGTTTGATGTCGTCAGCCATGCCAGCAATTTTTGCATTGCTGTCCACTGCGCTCTCGATCAGGTCTTTGAACGTATCGGAGCCTTTCATGTCCTCCAGGATTGCACCAGTGATATCACTGAAATCGTCCGTTGGTTTTCCAGAAGCCTCTACAAATCCTGAAACGCCAAATGCATTACGAGTTCGAACATAAACGTAATAAACATGGTCAAACTTAAGTTTTTGGATGGTCCACTGATTGCCACGGCCAAGGAATTGAGCTTTATTCTCAATGTCGTCGGACAATGGAATCGGAGTCTCACCTGCGTACCAAAATTCAAAAGAAGTATCAGATGTGGCAGTAACAGACATGACCGGAACTAAAGTGGCCTGAAGTGGGCCAGGTATCCACTGAACCGAGTTCGGGGGCTTAGGCGCTCCGATAATCAGGCTTACCTGAGTCTCAGCGCCTTTCATTCCATTTTCGTTTCGACCACGAACCCCAAGCGTGTAACTTCCTGCATTCAGGCCGTAAAACTCATATCGGAACTGATCGGTCTCATACTGCGCAACTAATTTCCCATCAGCACTGTAAACGTACAGTTCAAACATCAGCTTTTTAGTGGTTGTAGCTGTTTCCCAGGTTGCTGTGACCTGAATGGTCTCAGAATTTGTGTTAATGATGCGCAGATTTTCAATGTTTGGCACACGGTAGCCATTAAGGGTATCGCTGGGAATGTCAAAAACAGCCCCCTCATCAACAATGGCCTGCTTATTTGGATCGTGCTGGGAGGCGCTAACGCTGTAGACAGAGTTATTTTCTGTTTCGGCAACGCTCAGAATCCTGAAAAGGCGGATCGCCACGCTCGCGGTGGAAATGGCAAATACGGTGCCTGCCCTGACCCAGTCCGGGGTTGTTTTTAGGGTAACACTATTCCCTGCAACACCATCAATTTCGTAGCGTACAAACTTACCATCTCTCCCCATGATCGACATGGTGGATCCATCAGTAACCACCGATGAGTCGACCGCATCAACGACTATGGACCTCCCGGAGTAAGACATTATTCGCCCACCGAGTCGCGTTCCGGCGTAGTCATTGTCCATCACTTCAACGATGTCTCCTGGAGTGAAGTGGATGGCGTCACGCGCCATCTGAAAGGACAGCCTGCTGCTTTCACGTTTCGCTGTTTCAAGTAGCCATTTACCAGCCCGCCATGCCTGACCACGTGAGGTACAGCCAAACGCCTCCAGAGTGGTCTCGTTGTAGTTTCCTTTGGCAATCATCTCATCGTCGGAAACGTACTCTTTCACCTGCTCCCAGCCGTTATCCGGGTCAGTCCATGACACAACAACTGCATTGTATTTCTCTGAACGCTTTACAGAGCTTCGTTTGAACTCGCCATTCACAACGTTGGCGTTCGTGATTGTCGCAATCGGATCTTGTGGCGCATCCAGCATGACAGAAAGGCGCAGGCCGTCCCACAGCGCAATTCCACGGAACATGCTCGCTATCTTGTCGAGAATGTCTCTCGCACTAGCCTGCTCTGTGATGTAGGCGTTTAGCGTCATGCGTGGTTCTTTTCCGCCGTACCCATCATCAACAAGCTGATCGCAATATTGAGACAGAACATAGAGTGCACCGTCATCAACATCGATGTAGCCGGCACGTTTAGCCAGTCCGAAACGGGTATTCTTCGCCAGCTCTCTGAACAACCATGCCGGGTTATTGGTCCAAGCCTGCTTAAATCCACCCAGCCATAAACCGGAGTAAGTACGGGTTATCGGGTCATAGTTGTCTGGTACAGACACAATCAGCCCGCGGAGATGGTAAGTACGGCTTGGAGTGTCAGTGTACTGGTCACGGTCGATAACAGCGCCAGCGATGGCTGAAAATGGATAGCTCAGATTGTCGTCGGTGATTTCACTGTAGCTATTCCAGGTAGTGCCGTTGGACAGCAAATCGCTGCTGCTGTCCGGTGTAATGCGGCGAACGCGAATATCAAACGGCTTGATATCCGGAGCATCAATAAGATGGGCCTCAAGATATTCGCCTGATATCTTCCCGGTGATGGTCACGGTCTTTTCAATAACCCAGCCTGAAGCGCCAGTTCTGCTCTCCAACACCAGAGTGACGGACGTGTTTTTCTGATTGCCTTTGGTGTCCTGCTCTACCAGTCCGGTCACACCAACGTTAAACCGCACCCGGGTAACGTCCTGATCGGTTATGGTGCGAACCAGCGGAGTATCATAGGTTACTTCGGTGTTTACGATGGTGGTCGCTTCAATAGCAGAGAAGCCATTGATGGGGGATTGCGTTTCAGAGCCCGGACGCCATGCGACACTGACACCGTTTACGCTAACACTACCTGTCGTGTCAGTTACAGGAGTCTTATTGAGCTTGAAAGATGACAGGTGTTCCTGGTCTACGGGCCCGTAGATAGGCCCTTCGCTGATGAGGTCCAGTACCCGGTAAAATTGCTTTGACTTGAGGTTATCGTCGAGGAGTTTGGGGGTTGATGCTTTGCCGCCGCCTGAAGACATAATGCCACCTTAGCTAATAGATTCCGTCCAGTCCTGGTTGTTGCTTGTGTCAATACCGAGTGAAATTATGTTCGAACCGACCTCCATTTCTCCCAGTAGGAGTGGCACCGCGCGCCCCTGCCCCACCCGGTTCTCAGCACTGGTAAATGAGTTATTTGTGAGCGTATTGGTCTCTGCGGCTTCTGCGGAGGTTTTTGTCTTCATGTTGCGTGACATGTAAACCGAATAAGCTATAGACGCTACGCTAACGGCAACCGCAATCCATGCCGCGGCGGCGGCCGTGATCGCCCCCTCCACTACCGGCACGAACAGGACCACTGATCCGTCTTTAAGCTGGCGGTCCAGATGCCATTGCATCGCAGATACCTCAACATCCTCGCCCGCTACCCGCACACGCAGCTTTGTATTGAGAAAGGCTTTTTTGAATTCGAAATCCTGCGCCAACAGGAGGCGTAATCCCTGCGCTGGAGTATCAACGTTCAGGGATATCTGGCGGTAAAATCGGCGTAGATTGCCTGCAAATTTAAAGATGAGCACTGTTCGTGTCTCCAGATTGAATGCGTCTGCTTGATGTATGCCGGGCGCATTTGTTCTCGTCTGCTGAGGTGTCCGGCATGGTCATGGTGAAGTACCAGGTTGTCATGAAGGATAATCATTGAGTGGCATGGGTCGGCGCCGGGGAATGGCTGCCTGATAATGACGTCGCCGGGTTGCGCATCCTGCATGGACACCTTATAGAAACCATTGTCCGGCATGTTAGTCAGATAGAGATTCTCTCCCCGCAACCACCATCCGTTAGTGCGCTCAAAATCAGGCAGGTCGATTCCGCAAAGGTGGTATGCGTCCCGAAAGAGCGTGTAGCAGTCCATGATGCCGTGCTCGAACTTGCGCCCCAGCAGGAGTGGCACAGGCCTGTATTTCCTGAGCTCTCCGTCAGATGCCAGCCACCATGACAGACCGGTCATAACCTGCGTCTGCCGGTCAGCACCTGAAAGCGCTGGCTGGCTTTGCGGGTGCGAATGGAATACCGCAGTCACCTCTCCAGCCTCCTCGGCCGCCAGCCACTCATCATCACTGATTCGGAAGTGCTTTCCAGGCTCCGGGTGAACATTCCGACAGCGGAACAACTGCCCGCCATCCAGGATTAAGCCGCACACCTCATCCTGCGACGATGCCGCATAATCGAGTAATTCCTGCATCATGAAACCTTCTGAGAGCCGGGGAAGCTGCTGATTGGCATTGGTTCCGGTCGTGGATAACGGAAGCGGCAGCCGCTACGGCGGTGAGAGCACTTATCTTTCGCCGGGTCAGTGGTTGGATTGTCGCGCTCATCTGCAACCGGCGGCCCGTCATATCCGCACCCGACGCCGCGATACTGCCACTGGCACACATCGGCGAGGATTGTACGTGCCGGAATGATAGCGTTATCGCAATCAATCGGTGTCGCCAGCGTGTAGGTCACCTGCTCGAACGTCTCTTCCGTCATCTCTTCAACGACGTAGCGGGAAACAGCCTCCTGAGTTGGATCGGCATCAGGGTTACCGTTCGGGAAATTCACCGCATCCAGGTACTTAACCGGCACCTGACGCCTGGTGATAACCACGCCAAGCATGTCATCAAAGTCATGGTTGATACCCGTCAATAAGCCGGTAACGTTCGCCACCGCCATTGACGGGCGGGCATATGTTCCTTCGTTCTTTGACTCGAATCCTTCCACTGCT